CGAATTCCTCCCGCGCCGCTTGCTCGCGTTTGATCGCTCCAGCGCGGTACTCCTCCCGTCCGGCGGCCTCGGTCTCGCTATCGAGCTGGGACCGCAGCTGCGCGATGCGCGCCTGTACCTCTGCGACCTGCCTGACACGATTGGCGGCCCCTCGCTGAAATCCGGCATCTTGGAGTTGCGAAAGGCGGGCCTCCAACTCCTTGATCTGCTCGGAAACCGTCTCCGCCCGGCCAATGCCCTTCATCTCGTCCCAGGCTTCCTTGGCCGCGCTCCAAACTGCGTTCCAGCCGCGTTCCAGATACCCGAGTTGCCCCTCCACTTCGACCAGCCGCTCCTTCGTCACGCGAGCATACGTCTCCTGCGCGAGCCGGGCCGCGTCTTGCGTCCTGCCCTGCTCTTCGAGCGCCCTGATTTGCTCGTAGGTAGCCCGAGTCAAGAAGTTGTAGGTGTTGTTGAGTTCGACCGCCGCCTTGGTAGGCTCGTCGGCCAGCTTGGCGAACTCGTCCACCACATCGCCGATCTCCCGACCGAGAACCATACTCGACCGCAAGGCAACATCGGCCACCATCTCAAACTGCGCGCTGGCGATCTTGCCAGACTTCGCGATTTCGGTGATCGCATCGACCGCCTTCCCCCGCGTCACGCCGGAAAGGCCATCCAGGCGAGCAGCCATATCGGACAGGCTGTCAGAGGTCAGCCCGACGGCATTGCCGGTGACGATCAGATGCCTGCTCAGCTCGTCCATCTCCGACGAACCGGAGTGCCACGCCACGCCGAGCGCGGCTGCGGCTGCCGCAACCGCCGTTATCGGCGTCACCATGCTCGTGAACGTGGACGCCAGCGCCTGGGCCGCCGGACGGACACCGCCGAACATGTCCTTCAGTTGGCCACCCTGCTGGATAAGCACGGTCAGGGGACGCTGCCCACCTTGCAGGCTGGTCACGATGTCGGTGATCTGTGCCGGAACGCCACGCATCGCCCATTGCATTTCCTTGGCTGATAGCGTGCCCGATTGCATCGCTTCCAGCCGCGCCCGCTCCGCTGCCTCGTGGGCGCGAATCTTGCCGAGCAAGGCGTCCAGCACGGGGCCTTCCGCGCGCAAAGCGGCGTTGTAAGCCACTTGCTCGGATCGGGTCATGCCAAGGGTATCGACCTGCCGAATGAGCGCGTCGACCCGGCGCTTTTCCGCTGCGGACAGCTTCGAATAATGCGCCTGGGCCTCCTTCGACATGGAGTCGATGCTTTTCTTGGCGCGCGCGACGGCCGCTTCTACGCCACTTGCATCGCCGGTCAGGTCGATCCGCGCTACGCCGACAACCTCTGCCATTTCCTTCCGCCCATGAAAAAGCCCCGGTCAGTTCATAGTGCCGGGGCCAGATAAAGCATTCGCCGAGAAGTAACTACCTGTCCTTGTAGACCTGGGCCAGCACCGCATCCTCGATCACGCGGATGCCGTCTATGAGGGATTCGCGCGCTTCCCCGTAGATTCCTCGGCGATCCAGGTCTGCGGATAGGGGGACGTAGTTCAAGCCAGTCGGCCCACCTGGCCCCTGAATCCACTGGGTTCGGTATCGAAGGTACATCTCGAAGGCCGGCCAGTTCTCGTCCCACACGGTGTATATGACGGGCGGGAAGTCCTCCTGACGCACGCCGAACTCCGCAAGCTCTGCGGCGCTCGGCGGCTTGTCGTAGAGGGCCTTCACCGCCTCGATCAGTTTCCCTCCAGTTTCACCCGGCGCGTTTCGTGGAACCCCTGAAGAATCGCGTCCGACATGCCCGGGCGCTCGTCCTCCATTTCCAGGACGCCTTCCACGGACAGCGAGTAGTCGGCATCCCACTCCTTCACGACGTAAAGCACCATCTGAGGCAGGAACGGTTCAGTCGAGCCTTTCAACTCGTCGTACCGGGCCTGCATCTCGCTCGCCTTGCGGTTGTGGAACGTGACGTTCAGGGTGTTGGATTCCCCGCCGCCCACGATTTCCAGCCTGGCGGGGAAGGTCTTGGGCGCGTTGCCCTTTTTGATCGCCATGGCTTACGCCTCGTACCGAGTGAAGCGGCTGATCTGCGAGAACGTGGCCGTGTTGGTCATGTTCTCGTTCATCGTCAGCGACGGGTCGGCGTCGAAGGACGGGTAGACGTAGTAGAAGATCAGGGCGCCGTTGGGCAGCGCAGCGCGCAGCACCACGGCATCGCCGATCTGGTCCAGCTCGTCCAGCGACGCATACCAGGCGCGGGCCGGGTCGTAGTCCAGCGTCACCGTCATCGACTTGGCCGACTTGAAGGTCGGGCGCTGCTTCTGCTGGCTGGAACGGTCTTCCAGGTACTGCCACTGGAAGAAGTTCTGCTCGCCGCCGGCCTTGGACACTTCGCGCACCTGGGACAGTTGAACCCACTCATCGACCACGAGAATCGACCCATCGCCGGAACCGGGCTGGAAGCGGGTCGTGTCGGTCGTGTCCAGCCCTTCCAGGGTGGCGCTGGAACCGCTGGCCGAAGCCAGACGGAAGACCCTCTCGTTGGCGTCGGCCCAGTTCGTCTGCAACACCACGATGTCGTCCGCCGTGGCCGAGAAGCCGGACGAATCGGCCGTGGCCACAGCCGGTTTGGCATTGGTGATATTGGAGATGTTGCCGCCCGCGACAAGCGACGTGGACACGGAAAGGATCGTGCCGTTGGGGAAATAAGACGCCATTGCGGCCTCCATAAAGAGAAAGCCGCCCGAAGGCGGCAGAGTGTAAGTCGGTAGTTGCTATCGGGCCTTGAACCAGATTCCGAAGTCCTGGCGCGATCCGTACAGCTTCAGGGCATCGTCGTAGGTCCCTATGGCCTGTCCCATTGTTTCCGCGGCGGCGAAATCCGCCCCCTGTTCGATGATGCGCTGACGCACATGCAGGGCCAGCGAGCTTGCCTCGGCTCGCATCCTGGCCCAACACGCAACCTGCACCCGGTAGTGCTCGCAGTCGGGCAAGCGGCGCTCCAGATAGTCATATGCCTGCCCACCGACCGTCTGGTAGACGATGCAGGGGAACTGCGGATCGTCCGGTGTAGCGTCCGGGTAACAGCGCCCGTCAGCCAGCGTTTTCAACAGGTTGAACAGTGCCGCTTCCATCCGCGTATCGCTCCAACAGTTTCGGGTTCGCCAGCAACTCGCTGGTGCGCTCGCGCCCCCGGTCCATAGCCGCCTGCATCGCAATGCTGATCGCGGCGTCGTAGGCCGGGCGGAGAAATGGATGCGCTGGAACCCACTTCGGCTCCGGCAGCTTCGCCTTCTTCGGGTAACCGCCCTGGATCGCGTTGAGGCGCCAGTGCCCGAATTCCAGAAGGTGGCCGTGCGGCGCTTTCTTTGCGTTCCAGGAAACCGAGTACGTGTGCCTCCCAGCCTCCGGCAAAGACCGCTTGTCGCTGTAGGCCAAATAGATCGCTTCCTGAAGCAGTCCGGGCTGAGGCGGCTTCGTCACGTTCGATCCGCCCCTCAGCGCCGTCGACCCATCGAACACCGGAGCACGCACCTTAGCCTCGTCCCGGATCACGGTTCCGGCCGCGACCAGCATCGAGCGCGGCAGATGCTGTTTGGCTGCTCCCGCAAGCCCGTCCAGCCGCTTGTACACGTCCCCGAAGTCGAAGCTGATCTTGCTTTCAACCATGGGATCCGCCTTCTTCGCATACGAGGTCAGTCCAGTCGTGGCCCGCAAGATCGTGCCGAACCTGCTTGATTTCGAATACCACGCCCTGGTAGACGATCCGCATATCGTCCGTGATGCTCGGCCGGTAGCGGAGGCGGATGCTGTACCGCACAATCGATCGCGCGACACCCTCATCCGCCCCCGCCATCGAGCGGGACGCGGATATGCCGGTCTCGGTCTTGATCCAGGCCCAATAGCAGCCGACATCCTCCCAGGCCGGCATGACCTGGCCGGTTTCATCCTGCGCCATCGTGCGCTTCTGGATCAGGATTCGGCGGTTCAGGTTGCCGGCCTCCATCAGACCCCCCAACCCACGCGGTACGGCGTCAACAGGCGAATGGCGCGGTCCGACAGTTGCGGATGCACATTCGCTCCGGCCTCGCGGTTGGCATACATGTCCGCCACGATGAAC